TTTTATTTGAGTCATTAGCATGGGCTGTACGGTGGGTTCGATTCCCGCATGACTCGCAACCGGGCCAAAGAGCCTGATATTTGAACAATAGAAGGAGTAAGGACTATGAGCAGAGAAAAAGTAAAAGAGATCGTCGATTACATGGTTTCGGAGGGTATGCAGAACACCAACTACGGCTGCTGGGCCTTTGATATTCCGGAACTGTGCGACGAGTTCGACCTTCCGCTGGAATGGTTCTATGAGCACAACGATGATATTTGCCGCGAACTCGACGAGCGTGATGAGGTTGCTGATTACGAGCAGAACTACGACTGGAACAACCATCCGCTGGATTACGACCTGGTTTATTACACGGACTTCTGCCATCTTGAGGAGGCATAATATTTATGGGCGGACTTCGCAGAGTAGATAAGGCTTGCAATATGCGTCCTACTGCAAAAAGCATGGACTCCACTAAAAAGAAAGAACTCTGGAAGGTTTTCCGTAAAAATCGGAAGGAACTCTTTGCTTATACTGTCAGAGGGGAGGGCGAAGATGAGGAAGAGGCGACAATCTCGCTTCTGGCCTACGAGAATCACTGCGATAAAAGTGCCATTTATGTGACGTTGGAAATGAGGTGAGCGACCTGATGGCAGGTGTAACGCTCTACGACTATCAATTAGATGCGATCAACCGTATGAAAATCGGATGCATCTTATGCGGAGGCGTAGGAAGCGGAAAATCGAGAACGAGTTTGGCGTTTTATTACAAACTTTACGATGGGAAGGTGAATACGGAGAATTATGTTCGTATGACAGAGCCCCCGGATCTTTATATCATCACGACTGCCCGAAAACGGGATACGGGAGAGTGGGACGAAGAGTTGGCTCATTTCTACATGAGTACCGATCCAGAGCTTGATATTTACAAGCATGCTGTGACGGTCGATTCGTGGAATAATATCGAAAAGTACGTTGGTATAAAGAATGCCTTCTTTATTTTCGATGAACAGAGAGTAGTTGGCAGCGGTAAATGGGTTAAGTCTTTCCTGAAAATCACAAAGGAAAATGAGTGGATTCTTCTGAGCGCTACGCCGGGGGACTGCTGGACCGATTATATTCCGGTGTTCATCGCAAATGGTTTCTTCAAAAATCGCACGGAGTTCAATAATCAGCATGTTGTATACAGCCGTTTCTCTAAGTATCCGAAAATCGACAGATATTTGAACACACAGCGACTGATACGGCTGCGGGAACGGATTCTGGTTGACATGGACTTCGAGCGGTCCACAGTGTCCCACCATGAGAATATTTTCGTAGACTACGACAAGCCGAAGTATTTGCAAATATGCAAGAACCGCTGGAATCCTTGGGAAGATAGACCAATAGAGACAGCAAGCGAGTTTTGCTATATGTTAAGGAAGCTTGTCAATTCCGATGAAAGCCGGCAGCAGGAAGTCCTTGATATTTGCATGACACGGCCAAGAGTGATTATATTCTACAATTTCGACTACGAGCTGGATATTCTGCTCGGGTTGAACTACGGCACAGGGGTTGAGGTTGCTCAGTGGAATGGTCATAAACATCAGCCAATTCCTGATGGCGACAGGTGGGTTTATCTCGTGCAGTACAACGCCGGGGCAGAAGGCTGGAACTGCATCAAGACCGATACGATTATATTCTACAGCCAGAATTACTCCTATAAGATTATGGAGCAGGCTGCGGGGCGAATCGACCGGCTGAATACGCCTTACAAGGATCTCTGGTACTACCATTTGAAGAGCAGGGCACCGATTGATTTGGCGATTTCAAGGGCGCTGAACTCAAAGAAAGCGTTTAACGAAAGGAAATTTTATGGAGGCTGAAAATGCTGGAAAACATACATGACATCTGCAACTGCACAGATATTGCTCAGCTAAAGGCACAGCGCGAATCGTATCGTGCCGAACTTGTTGAATATTGCAAAGTAAATCCTTTGTGCGCAGGAATAGTGATGAAAATGGCTTCTGACGAGGAATTTCTGCGTTTTATTTCGCTCATATCAGCAAGAACCGTCTTAACCACTCGAATCAATGAACTGGAGGAGAAACTAAATGATTAAAGATTCTGGAGATCGCACCGAATTTGAAACCGGTGCCAAACGCGACATGCACGCAGGGAAGGGACGGATGGATCTTCTGCCTTGGTATGGCATCATGGAGGTCAGCAAGCACTGCGAGGAGGGCGCACTGAAGTATGGCGAGCACAACGTGGATAAGGGCATCCCGCTGCATTCGTTGCTGGACAGCGCTTCCCGGCACCTTGCAAAGTACATGGTCGGAATGGACGATGAGGATCACCTGCGCGCTGCCTGCTGGAATCTGCTCTGGGCATTGAACCAGCGGGTGACGCACCCGGAGTTGGATGATAGGTTTGCGGTAAAGATGAAAAGCTCTAACGATGAACCGCTTATCACACTTGTCTGTAGCTCCTGTGGTATGCATTTTGAAGCGCCGACCGAATGGTGGGTCCGCAAAAGATCACAGTATACCAATATTCCAGACGGAGTGATGACGACTTGCCCTCATTGTGGGAATGTAACAATCGTTCGGGAGGTAAAAACTGATGAGTGACTGGATGCGCGAAGTGGACTATGCAACCTACTGCCCGAAGTGCAAAAACTTCAAGGTGCTGGAGACGGACGAGCCCTGCAATGAGTGCCTGACGGAGTGTGCGCGGGAGGGAAGCAAGAAGCCGGTGAAGTTTGAGGAAGCAAGGGTAAAGGTCAAATGATATTTACTGAAGAGAATTTAAACTCTCTGAATGCTATTGCTAGACTGTTGGCTTCATTCGGGTGTGATAGTCAGGCTGGCTGTGTGCTTTATATCCAGCATAAAATCACAAAGGCCATGGAGGCTGACGAAAGGAAATGCAGAAATGAGAAACATGTCTAAGAAAACATGGAAACTCCGGGTTTGGAATCACATGACAGAGATGCAGAAGCTGGATATTCTGCTGAAGCACGCTAAAGTTCCGCATACGTATGACCCGAAGTACCTCGGCAATTACAACGAGCAAATTGTCGTGTATAACTCGGAAGGTCAGTGTATGTGGGATGCTATTTGTATTCATGGGACTTTTAGTCTCCCCGGAAGTTATGGAGCTTATCAAGGATTTATCGAGGTGATGGGTGCACAGCTACTTGGCCATGATGATGTTAAGGGCTGGCTCACGGCTCGGCAGGTTATGAAGATGTGGAGGTGTAGAAATTCTGCGCAAAATTGCTGAGTATGCCAAAAAGATATTCTGGACAGAGCCGTGGAGAAATCTGCGGCTCTTTATTTTTACAAGAAGGGAATAAGAAATATGCTTCAGAAAATTATAGCGTTCGTTATCAATTTCCTGACGCTCAGCTCGCCCTGCGGTTGGATGATGGATATTCTCAAGGATACCCGTAAGTATAAATTCTATAACCCTCTGCGGGAGCTGGAAATTGCGGAGAACCACTTCAACTTTTGTGAGCAGGAGTATATGTCGGCGGCTATTTTCGAGCTGTGCGCTGCGGAGAGTAGAGTTAAGGCAGTAATGGGAGGTGCTACATTGTGACGTACTATCATCAGATTTATCGTTGCCGCAAATGTGGGAATGAGTTCTGCCCGGTGACGGTACATACCAAGATTATCATGTATATTGAGCTGAATAATTTCCTGAACAGGGTCAATGGAGAACTCGAGTGGGATCACAAAGATATGCCTTTAGCACCGAGGCTGTATAGGGCACATACATGTCCGAACGGTGACATCGGCGTTGGCGACTTTATCGGATACCAGAAGGAGGAGCAATGAGTATGTATGAAAAAATCGGCAAGTTTATTGGCGGCGTTCTGGCGGTTACTATCACGGCCTGCGCGTGGCTGATAATCATTGCGTTCACCCTGAAATGCCTGTGGTTTATTATCTTCAGGTTCTTGGGGTGAGGTGAATGATGTATAGTGATATTCGTTGGATAGCCGACCTGGTAGATACAGGAAAAATCACAGTTGACCAGGCAAGAGAGATAGTAAACGCCGAAACGATTGAGATTTTATATGCAAATAATGAGCCGTGCATCATTCTGATTCGCAATGCCGGCGAACAAACGAAAGAGATCGGGCTATATTCTGAGGATTACGAAACTCATAAGCTGGAAATGGTAAAAGTCAACGCTACGCTGCAAGATGTGGTTGAACTATGCATTCGCAATGAAATCAGCTATCGAGATGCTCAGCTATGGTGTTTGGCGAATAATATTTCGTTTCGCAAATTTGACCGATGGCTGTACTATGCACTGCGGAATCAAGAAAGAGATATTCCGTCCGAGCCTCAGTATTGGTTGCACCGACTCGCTTTGTTTTTTAAGCGGTATTTTGATTTGTTGCTCAATTCGATTCTGGAGGTTTTTACATGAATGAGCCATTTGGAGCTTATACTCAGTTAGCTGGAAGGTGCGCTGTTTGTCCTAAAGTCTCTACCTGTGATCATAAAAGAATGGAGCATCTTGGGTATATTATTCCAAGCACAGATCTTAATATCAATATTGTTGTCGCAAGAGCCAACGGAAAGAGCCTCAGTCAGCTTGAAATGTTGGACAGATTGATGAAAAGGAGAACCAATTATGAAAATCGTTGAACCCAAATACGAAATCCTCACTGATATTTCTGAGGGCGGCATCAAAGAGCTCCAGCAGATCGAGCGGGTGGCCCGGGTCTGCTACAAAAGCGAGGACAAAATCACGCCGGATGGCGAGTCGGCAAAGAAACTGGTGGGCTTTCTGGTGAAGCAGGGGCATGAGGCTATGCTGGAGCATTCGCAGCTGTCCGTGTTGTTCACCTGTGACCGGGGCATTGCCAATGAGCTGGTGCGGCACCGCATTGCGAGCTTCGCACAGGAGAGCACGCGGTACTGCAATTATGCAGGGGAGAAGTTTGGCGGGGAGCTGACGTTTATTTGGCCTTCTTATATTCGTGGTGAGCAGTATAGTGAACTGAACGATAGCGAGGTTACGATTAAGAGTTCGTTCCTTGAAGCCATGACTTATGCCGAAAAGGACTACAAGCTTATGATTGCTAACGGTATGCGTCCCGAACAGGCTCGCTGCGTGCTGCCGCTGTGCCTGAAAACCGAGATCGTGGTGACGGCCAACTACCGTGAGTGGCGCAACATCTTCAAGCTGCGTACTCCTGTTGCGGCCCATCCTCAGATGCGTGAGCTGATGTGCCCGCTGCTGCTGGAGGTTCAGAAGAAAATCCCGGTGGTGTTCGATGATATTTACACGTTCTGGCCGGTGGATGACCAGATGCGGAAGGGGAGTATGGTGAAGTAACTATGAAAAATCGTATTATTTGTTTTGCTGTATCGCTGATGATGCTTGTTGGCTGCCTCGGGTTATGCGGTTGTGGAAACTATAAGATGTTTGATACGACATTTACCTATTCCTGGGCACAGATTAAGTTGCCCGATGGAACTATCGTTCAAGGCAAAGTGGACAACTGGACTGACTACGAAGGCGATCAGCTGCAAATCACGATTGACGGTACCACATATCTGGTTCACGCAGCGGATGCCGTTATGAAAACCTAAGTGTAGAAAGTACATGGTGAAAGAATGGACGATTCCACTCGGGAATTTCTTCTTTGGCTTGGCATTCCGGACAAAATGACCGGCTTCGAACTGCTTGGTGAGACGTTGGAGCAGTCGATGGAGTACGTTCGGAAGGGCAGGAAAATCAACCAGACGGATATTTTCATCAGCCTGAGTAAGCGGCATGGGCAATCATACAACTCTATCGACCGAGCGATACGCAGGGCCGTGGATTTTGCGGCTTATCGCACGGATGAGACGGCAAAGCGAAACTTGTGCGAGGTCATGGGAAATGTCTACTATGGGTCGGTTTCGGTCAAGAGCTTTTTGTATGCTGCGGCGGGATGGCTGTTGTTGAGAGAAGATATGGAGTAAAGCACTGAGCCGTGGAGAAATCTGCGGCTCTTTGTTTTTCTATTCTAGGATAAGAATTAAAGGAGGTGATGCCCCATGTAAGAGATGAAAAAGTCCGCTTTTAACACAAATTTTTGGAGGTTGAACAATTATGGAAGAAATCAAATTTGCAAAAGGCTCTGTTCCGGTGCGAGTAGCTGCGAGAGTTTACGGTCGTGACTCTGCGTGGGTACGGGCTGGTATCATTGGAGGTTGGCTCCCGATTGGCAAGGCCACGAGAAATGGGGCGGTTATCACGGACATCAAGCAGATGAACTCGCGGTATGGGCGGATTTCCTACTACATCTCCCCGAAGCTCCTGTATGAGGAGACGGGATATGTGTGGGATGGCGAGAAAGCGTAAGTTCACAGGTGTGTTTTGTGCTTCAGAGTTAAGTAAATAAAAAGGCCTCACATTCGTGTGCTAAGCGAGTGTGAGGCTTTGATTTTTGTGAAGTCAAAGGAGAAATTATTATGGAAAAGAAAATTAGCTGGAAAAACGCTGTGGAATATGGCGGAATACTTGTTGGTGCTTTTTTGACTGTAAAGTATCCTGCTACTGTCTATGTGTTGTTTTTGATTTTGTGGGGGATTCGGAACTTGTAACATCCGCGATTTCTGAAGAATGAATCGCTCTAGCGGGAGGTGTAAGTTTCTTGAAAAACGTATGATATGTACGACAGCCAATAAAAGTTGATGAACTTAAATCCACAATAGCACCCGCTGCTAGTCCACCAAGCCATTCCCAGTCGCTCAAATTGATCGTTCCGGTTTCGCCATATTTTGTAACTGCTCGATACCCAGCAGCATTGTTTATTGAATCGATAGTCTCTCGAGGAATGCTGTCAATTAAATGTTCAGCCATGTGATTTCCAAACTCGACCGCATACGGTTGAAAAGCTTTTGCGGCCAAAGCAATGGTACTCTTAGACATGATGAATACTTGAACCTCATGGTCTGACGGCTCAAACCCTGCAATATAGGCTACAGAAAGACTCATTAGAATTTGCAGCAAAACACTTGCAGCAGCAGCTGTCTTTTTAACTGAAGTATAATCAGGCGTATCCGGAAAGCTTGAAGGCACTCCTAGAAGAACGATTTGAAGTATAAAAGCACTGATAAGATGACTTGCTGCCTTCTGAGGCCTTGGGTACTTTTCAAGATACTGATTGGCCATGTTTGCACTTATTGTGGATAAGCCAGTTTTATCAATCAGATCGCTATAAGAAAGTAAAATGTCAGCTATTTTTATGGATTGAACTGCCGGTAAATCGGACATATGGACTCCTTTCACTCGATAGGGGCGATAAATCAAGTGTACCACATGAAAACAAAGAATGAAAGGTGTTATCATGATAAAATTCAAAAATAATATAAAGTGGTCTCTTCCGCCCTAAAATCCTTGACGTTTCAACACTTCAATGGTATTCTTGATTCAACGATGAGGAGGTGCTGGTGATGGCACGAACAGTAAAATGTCCTAACTGTGGCGGCGAGCTTACGGTTAAAGATGAGAACCGCGACTTTATGTTCTGTGAGTATTGCGGGACGAAAGTGCGGCTCGATGACTATCAGGAGACGCATCGATTCGTGGATGAAGCACGGATTCAGGAGTCTAAGGACGCCAAGGAGCTCGAGCTGAAGAAGATGGAGTTTGAAGAGAAGAAGCGGCATGAGCATGACAAGCAAGAAAAAGCAGCAATTACCGGGCTTGTGATTTTCATGATTGTTGTTTCCATTCTCCTCTGGATGAATGAAAAAGGCGTGATTTGAGCTACTTTAAGAGCTCTTTAACGTCAAAATTGCCCAAAAGCCCACTTTCTGCCCACTTTTGAAAATATTTTTGGCCACAAAATTTAACGTAAATACGTTAAAAATATACGAAAAGCCCAAAAACCCACTTTTTTCTTCAATTTAATAAAATTTTTAATAAAATAATATAATAACTAACGATAAAAAGTGGGCTTTTGGCCACAACACGGAAAATTCACATATTCCTAACAGTTTTCACTTGAACCAAAGTATGCAGAAGTGCTATCGTTGTCGCAACGTATAACACACAGCTCTGATGAGGTGACTACTATGAGAGATGCTGAAAATCATGGTCTGGATCGGGCCCATAGTTTCTCAAACGAAGATGGTTTTGAGGAATGGATGACATGCGATGCTAATGGCAACGAAGTTCATTGCTATGACAACGGAAGCGTAGAAATTCATACTAAAGAACCACTTTGCCGCTTCTGCGCAGTCCCACTTGTCAAAGCGAGCCGCAAAACGTGGAAGTGTCCACAGTGCGGTAAACGTCGTACATACGAAGGGATAAATAAGCAGTTTTACAGTTTGGCGGATTATACATACGGTAGCCATCCTTTATGCGACGATTATGGTGCATTCATGAACCACGATGAAGGTACTACTTATATGGTTGGCCCGAACGAGCTGTATACAGAGCTGACTTCTGGATACTAAGCATTAAATCAAACAAGTCTCTGCGCTAATCACGCAGGGGCTTTTCTTTTTGCCCCAAAACCCATCTCGCGTGAAAAATTCACGCGAAAAAATCTGCCTCTTTTATGAGGAGGAGTAGAATGCGTCTCAGACGTGCTCTACTCCTTTTTATTTTGGAGGCTGACATGCTAGAAAACACATTCAAGACCGGCTTGGTGAAAGAGCTGAAGTCTCGCTTTCCCGGCTGCATTGTGCTCCACGCAGACCCTAACGAGATACAGGGTATTCCTGACCTCGTGGTTCTGTACGAAGACACATGGGCCGCACTGGAAGGCAAGAAGTCAGCAAGAGCATCTCATCGCCCAAATCAGGACTACTATGTAGAAAAGATGAACGAGATGAGTTATGCTGCTTTCATCTACCCGGAGAACAAGGAGGAGATACTGAATGAACTGGAACGATCATTCCAAGCTCGTAGGTCTGCACGCCTTTCTGGGTGCGAGTAAGTATCATTGGATAAACTATGATGCTGCACGCCTTGCCGAGACCTATGCCAGCTATCAGGCCAAGGAAAATGGCACAAGACTGCACGCATTTGCGGCAGAGTGTATTGCTCTTGGTCAGAAGCTGCCGAAAAGCAAAAAGACGCTCAACGCCTACGTCAACGATGCCATCGGCTTCCGTATGACACCGGAACAGGTGCTCTATTATTCGGGCAACTGCTTCGGAACGGCAGATTCTATCACTTTTAAGAACAACTTACTGCGAATCCACGACCTCAAGACCGGAGCTGTTCCTGCACATATGGAGCAGCTCTTTATTTATGATGCACTTTTCTGTTTGGAGTACCGCGTACACCCGCAGGACATCCAAATCGAAAACCGCATTTATCAGAACGATGATGTCTTTACGGTCAACCCGACCGAGGCCGAAATCAAGCCTATCATGGACAAAATCATTGAGTTCGATAAAATCATTACGGAATTGAAGTTAGGGGAAGCAGCATGAATCCGATTGAAAAAGACATCAAATTCTTTTATGGCGTGGACGACGAGACCGACAGCCTCGAACACTACGGTACCAAGCGCCACTCCGGCCGCTATCCTTGGGGCTCTGGTGAGAATCCTTACCAGCGTTCCGGTGATTTTCTTTCCCGTGTGGAAGAGCTTGAAAAAAGCGGTAAGTTTACTGAAAAAGAACTCGTTGCTCAAATAAATGCCACACTCCCCGAGGAGTATAGGATGAGCACGACAGAGTTCCGATATGCTCGAAAGGTGGCCGCTAATCAGCGAAGAGCGCTTCAGTACGATCAGGTTCGTGCATTGAGAGAAGATGGTTTTGGATGGGTCGAAATTGGAAACAAGCTCGGTATTTCGGAGTCATCGGTGCGCTCTATTTATAAAGGTAACGCCGGTAAAAAAGAAACCGATACCAAAGCACTTGTGGAAACCCTGAAAAAAGAGGTTGACAAGAAAGGCATGGTTGACGTTTCCGAAGGCGTCAATCAGGTCCTGGGTGTTTCGCCTGACAAACTTGACGAAGCAATCTATCGACTTGAGGCTGAATATGGTTATCAGCGCTACGGCGTTGGCATTCGGCAACCTACCAATATTAACCAGCAGACCAATGTGATGGTTATTGCAAAACCTGAGTACAACCAGAAATATGCGTATGAGCATCAAGGTGACATTCAGTCTTTGGGTGACTACCATTCGGATGATGGCGGTGAGACATTCCAGAAGCTCCAGCGTCCGTCCAGCATGAGTTCCGACCGCGTTGCGATTCGCTATGGTGACGAAGGCGGTCTGGACAAAGACGGTGTTATCGAGATTCGGCGCGGTGTAGATGACCTGAGCCTTGGTAACAGCCATTACGCACAGGTTCGTATCATGGTGGATAACAGTCACTATCTCAAAGGTATGGCTGTCTACTCTGACGATGTGCCTGATGGATATGATGTCATTTTCAATACGAATAAACCCTCTGGCACACCCAAGATGAAGGTGCTCAAGCCCATCAAGGACGACCCGGACAATCCCTTTGGTGCAGCACTGACTGCAGCAGGTCAGAGCGAATACATTGGCGCTGACGGTCAGAAGCATCTGTCTCCTATCAACAAGCTTCGCGAGGAAGGCGAGTGGGACACGATGGCAAAAAATCTGTCCTCACAATTCCTTTCTAAACAACCCATCAAACTCATCAAGCAGCAGCTCAATCTTACTCTGGCCGACCGCAAAGCCGAGTACGAAGAGATAATGCAATGTACCAACCCGACCATCAAGCAGAAACTTTTAATGGACTTCGCAGACACCTGCGAGGGCAACTCCATGACTCTAAAGGCTTCTTCTTTCCCCGGTCAGTCTACCAAGGTCATCCTGCCGCTGACCAAAATCAGCGAGAAAGAGTGCTACTGCCCGACCTATGAGAACGGCACACAACTCGCACTGATTCGCTATCCTCATGCGGGCACTTTCGAGATTCCTATCGTCACGGTCAACAACAAAAATGTTAGCGGTAAGCGGAACTTCGGCAACATTCAGGATGCTATTGGTATCAACTCCAAGGTTGCAGAGCGTTTGTCCGGCGCAGACTTCGACGGTGATACGGTTGTTGCTATCCCCATTTCCAGCAAGGTGGCTGTCAAAGCAACGCCTGCGCTGAGAGGGCTGAAAGACTTCGACCCCAAGACTGCTTATGCTGTCCCGGAAGGCAACCCGAATGGTGTGCGCCTGATGAAAAAGGAAGAAAAGCAGAAAGAGATGGGAATCATCTCGAACCTTATCACGGACATGACGCTTCGCGGCGCTCCTCCTGAGGAAATCACCCGTGCAGTTAAGCATTCGATGGTCGTCATTGATGCAGAGAAGCACAAGTTGGACTACAAGCGGTCTGAGCGGGAGAATGGCATTCAGGAACTGAAGAAGAAGTGGCAGATCCGTGTGGATGAAGACGGCAATGAGCGGTTTGGTGGTGCATCCACGCTGCTGTCTCGCCGCAAGCAGACCGTATATGTCCCTGAACGTACCGGAAGCGCTCATGTTGATCCCGAAACGGGAAACCTCATTTATAAAGAGTCCGGACGTACTTATATTGATCCAAAGACAGGCAAGCGAGTAGAGGCGCAGACAAAGGTCAGTCTTATATCGCAAACCCCCGATGCGCAGACACTCTCATCTGGTACAATACAGGAAAATTTGTACGCTGATTTTTCTAATCAGTTGAAGAACCTCGCTAGAAAAGCACGGTTAGAAGCCGTACATACTGAAAATATGGAATATAATCCAGCTGCGGCAAAAGAGTATCGGACTGAAGTTCAATCTATTGATGCTAAGCTGAAAGCTGTGATAGACAACAAGCCGAAGGAACGCCGCGCAATGATAATTGCCAACGCAAATATCAAGGCTAAAATTCAGGCACAAGGTCTTGACCCTAAGAAAGACAAGAAAGAAATTAAAAAGATTTCTGCTGTCGAGATGCAGCGTGCTCGTGATTCGGTTGGGGCAAGCGGAAGTAAAACACGTATTACGTTTACCGATCGCGAATGGGAGGCTGTCCAAGCTGGAGCAATTACACATACTAAGTTGACGAAGATTCTCAACGCATCTAAGCCGGACGAAATCGTTAAACGTGCGATGCCGAAGACAGCAACTGTAATGACCAGCGCGAAGATGGGCAAAGCAAAGGCGATGCTCGCCAACGGCTATACCTATAACGAGATTGCAAAAGCTTGTGGTGTTCCTGAGTCCACTGTTTACAGTGCTCTGAATAAGTAAGGAAGGCTTTGAACTATGATTCGATGCTTTTTAACAACGACCGATAACCCTTATAATCCCTACAGCCAGTTCGACGACTGGTATCGTTTCGATATGGATAAGGGCTACAACTCCTGCGGACTGCTGATGCGGCTAGCCTATACCTCTGACCAGCTGACGGATGCAGAGAACGCATACGAAATTGAGCAGGCTATTGACAAAATCATCGCCAATGACCCGCTCAACATCTACAAGAAGCTCAAGATGGAGGTCGAAGACGACACGACCCTTGCGCAAAGCGCGTAAGGGGATAGGGAGGGGGTCGCAAAATCAACACCCCCTCTCAAATCGCGCCGGTCTTTGATATTTCTCCGGAGGGAAAATTGATATTTGGGCTTTCATGCCTGGTATTGACCTCCATTGATATTTTATAGAGAAAACTTGCCGAGGTCTGGGGAGTAGACCGGGCTTCGGCGGTTTTTCTAAGGGTTCACGGGTAAACTCCCTTATTATACCTTTGTGGTACGGGTATGGATACGTTTTCATGATCGTTCAACCTCCAATAGAACTTTCCCAAAATCATTTCCTCCTTTTGTGTCGAGTTACTGCTTTGCTCTGACATACCCGTGAACCCTTAGAAAAGCCTTTTATTTTTGTCATGAAGTTATTCGTGGCAAACTTTGCAAAAAACAAAAACGCCAGCAATGGCGGGTAAACCAAAATCTGGCGGATGAGAACGCGAACGATATTTGACAGAATTTTACGGAAAGGATGGTGCCGGAAATGGGCGCAAGAAAAACTTCCGGCGCTGACCTGCCCGCAATGAGGCCGGCACTGACTCCGGAAGCACGAGAAAACCAGATGATCTCTCTGGCAATGGACTTGGTGGAAAAGCGGATACGGGAAGGAACAGCCTCTTCTGCAGAGACCACCCACTTCCTGAAGCTGGCGACGAGTAAGACGATGCTGGAAAAGCAGAAGCTCGAGGAAGAGAACAAGCTCCTGCGGGCTAAGACTGAGGCCATCAATGCAGCAAAGGACAACGAGGAGCTGTACCTGGAAGTGCTCAAGGCCATGAAAGAGTATTCCGGCGAGGATGATGGCGAAGGAGAAGAGTATGAGTGCTGAGGTGTTCCGGATGCTTTGGGTCGTGGCAGTCCCGGCGTTGTTTGGAGAGGTGTTCTGGTTCGGTGAATACGGCGGCGTGAACGAGAAACAAGACAATATGGTGTGGGCCGTGTTTCTTGCGACAGTTACATTCCTGATTGCGGGTGCATTTGCAATGGACCACGGGTACATCTGAGAAAGAGGCGGCTCTATGACAGAGTTCGAGAGGATACTATTGTCGAGCTTCCTTGCATGTTTTGCGGCCTTTCTGCTGGCAGTATGGCTGGGGAAGAAACCTGATAATACCTTGAGCTGGATTGCACTTTGCGGGGCGGACCTACATGGCATGATATTACTGGTGTACGAACTCATGAGGACACTGAAATGAAAAGCTACAGCGAAATGTGCCGATGTGGGACATTCGAGGAGAGGCTGAAGTATTTACAGCTTCACGGGACGGTGGGAAAGGACACCTTCGGGTTTGACCGATACCTGAACCAGGACTTTTACCGCTCAAAGGAGTGGCGGCAGTTCCGTGACAGGATCATCGTGCGGGACGGAGGCTGCGACCTCGGGTGCAAAGACCATCCTATCGCAGACATCACAGCCAGCGGAGGAAAGGTGAGCCGGGCGCGCATTACGATACACCACATCAACCCTCTGACGAAAGAGGACATTCTCGAGCACCGGGAAGCACTGTTTGACCCAGAGAATGTTATCAGCGTGTCGGATGCGACACACAAGGCCATCCATTATGGGGACGAGAGCGCCCTGAAGCCGACGTATGAAGAACGTAGACCGGGCGATACATGCCCGTGGAGGAAGGTGTTTTGACAATTTAAGAAAGAAATCGGGTGTAAACTTAGTAGCAAAAGTGACTGGGAGAATTTGACATGAAGATGATGAGAGACTATAATATAGTAAAGTATGTCAACTCTATCATAGGAGGACGTCAAATGCTTCTGGACGGAATTCTTAGTCCCTATAATTTCTGTAAAAGGTATTCACTGAATAATAGCGTGCTGGACTACATTAGCTACATAGATGAAGAACCGTTTTATATCCCTCCATCTTTTAGCGATGTAAAGACAGAAAAAACACTGTCAACTTTGAAGCCTAAGTTTGTCTTGCTTTCTGCTCCTGGCGCAGCAGGAAAAAGTTCGTTAGCAAAATATATTGCACATCGGTTTAATGCCCTTTACTGGAATCTGGCAAAGGTCAAAGTGGGCACGAATAGTTTTGCGGGCTCTATTCTTAACGCCGTAGGTGCACCGAAATATTCAGAGTTCATCGCTGATTTGAATGTTGGCAATGTCCTGTTAGTTATTGATGCCTTTGACGAAGCAGAAATTATTTCTGGAAGAAAAATGCTGAATGGTTTTATCGCAGATATTAGCGATAGCTTGTCGGCGCATACAATGCCCACGGTCTTTTTGCTGGCGAGAACGGAAACAGCTCAGTATATTGCTTCGTTCTGTGCCGAAAATAGAATTTCGGTCGCTCATTACGAAATAGGATTTTTTGATGAACTCGCTGCAAAGTCTTTCGTTGTGAAAAGTGTTGCAGGAAAGAAAACGCCGACTAAGCCTGATATTGAATGTGCGGAAAAGTATTATAACGTAGTTAAAAGCAATGTCACAAGCGATGAAAGGTTGTCTTTTCTGGGATATGCTCCGGTACTGGAGGCAATATCGACACATATTAAGGAATCGCCTAATCGTCAAAAAATGATTAGTGAACTTTCTAATCAGAAAGATTGTGTGGCCATTATTACGAAGATAATGGATGATCTGCTTAACCGCGAGCAGGCGGAAAAAGTAAGTCTGGCGTTTAGGGAGAGATGCGCAGCCGCCCACCCGGAGTTTACTGACTGGGGGAAGGTGTATTCACCAGAGGAACAGTTGGTTAGAATCATATACTACATTATCTTCCAAGATTGCAGCTATAAAAATTATGAATTAAACTTTTTGCCGCCGCAGTTAGTCGCTGAATATCAGTCGATAATTGATTCCTTTTTACCGCAGCACCCATTTATAAGGAACAGTGCCATAGGAAATGGGCTCGGAAAAAAGATTGATTTCACGGGGCCGGCATTTAGAGATTATGCTTTAGCTAAAATCATACTGAATGAGGAATATGAGACCTTAGCGGATATGTACTTTGAAAGTTCGCAAAGTCAGGCTTATGTCCTCTCGCAGATTTTCTTCGACTGCTATATGCGGATTTCCAATAAAATGGTTCAGCCAAATCATATTTCTTATGTGTATGATTCTTTCAAGGCCAAGGCTACTGTGTATGAGCGTCCGTATTTGGAATGCACAGAGATTCCTGCATCAGAAACAGAGAACGCAAAATGCATGGTAGTGTTCGGAATGATTCCTGGACAAAAGAACACGATAAAAAGAGAAGATTATATTGCTGAAATAAATTTGACCGAGCAACCGTTAGAATTTGATCAGCTCGTCAGTGTTTCTATTGATATGCCTGATGCGGAAGTGTATGTTGGAAAGGCAGGGATGGACTGTAGAATTTACAACTCGTCTGTCATTTGTAAAAAAATTGAGTTAAAGGCGAGAAATATTTCTATTGAGTCGTACGATCCCGAGAGTTGCTTACTTGTTGCACATGAAGGATTCACGGGAGAACCCGTAATGATTGATGTTGCAAAAGCAGACAATTTAAGAGTCAACGCACCAAATCTAAAGAACTACTATTCACTGATTCCATACAACTATGATTTTGAGGATATATCAAATTTTGATATTGTAAAGTTCATTCATGCGATGCGGTGTATTCTGGTAGAATTCAGAACACATCGCAAGGATACTTTGGCCAAAACGGCGGATAGAATCGAACATGTTACGGTTGGTAATAGTGTTATAAAACGGCAGGTGCTGGATTATCTGAAGGCTTGTGGAATAATTTATGAGTCTTTTCATCTTTACAAGATTGACGAAGCAAAAATGCAGGAAAAAGGTATTTTCTTTAATGCATTGTCTCGCATGGACACTGTTCTGATGAATCCAGCGTTCCTCGATTTCTGTAGATGGGCTGATAGCTCTAACTGAATAAATTTTTCTGGCGCACTGACTTGACAGTCGGTGCGCTTTTTCTTTTCTATAAGGAGTAGTTATGGACAGCATTCTGACAAGCGTGAAGAAGCTGCTGGGGATAGCGGAGAGCTACACGGCGTTTGATGCGGACATCATCATGCACATCAACGCGGTATTTCTGGTGCTGCAGCAGCTGGGCGTGGGGCCGGAGAAGGGCTTTGGCATCGTGGACGCAACTGCCGTGTGGGACGACTTTCTGCCCGGAGACGAGCGGGTGAAGGCCATCGCGTCCTACATGGGCGCAAAGGTAAGGCTCGCGTTCGACCCGCCGCAGAGTTCGACCGCCATGGAGGCGCTGAAAAATACCGTTGCAGAAATGGAGTTCCGGCTGAACATCGAGTTTGATAAAGCGGAGTCATAACGGAGATCGGCGAGGACTCCTGCTGCGGTGAAACGGAACGTGTGAACACACCCTACGAGGGAGACAGGGATGAAACGATATGTATGATATACAGGAAGCGATGCGTCTATGGGCGTCTGAAACGGTGAACTGGAACATGACGGACGCTTACAGCCTCTGCCGGACCTGCGCTAACTTCAGGTCATGGAAATGCCCGAACTCGAAGGAGTGCTTCGACAATCCGAAAAAGCCGTATTGCAAAGCGAGACACTGTGACAGCGCTTCCTTATTATAATGGACCTTGATGAAAACCTCATTTTCGCTGCGGTACGGCACGAACCTGCAATGAATAGGACTTAGGAGAATAAAATCATGGCACTCTCGAACACGGCCACGCCCATCTACTACGGCCGGTTCCGGGAGGCCGTGATGCGGGGCGAGATACCTGTCTGCCGGGAAATTTCAATGGAAATGAACCGGATCGACGACCTCATCGCGAACCCGGGCGTTTACTACGACGATAAGGCCGTCAACGGCTTTATCAAGTTCTGCGAGAGGGAGCTGACGCTGACCGACGGCAGTGATCTGAAACTGCTGGACAGCTTCAAGCTCTGGGCGGAGGAGATCTTCGGCTGGTACTACTTTGTGGAGCGGAGCGTGTACGTGCCGGAGCCCGGCGGACATGGGGGACACTACGAGCGCAAGCGCATCAAGAAGCGACTCATCACCAAGCAGTATCTCATCATCACCCGTGCGGCCGCAAAGACCATGTATCTGGAGTGCTTACAGGCCTACTTTATGACGGTAGATAAGAGCACGACCCAGCAGGTGACGACTGCCCCCACCATGAAACAGGCAGAAGAAGTCCTCTCGCCGTTCCGGACAGCACTGGCGCGGGCGAGAGGGCCTGTTTTTAAGTTTATGACCATGGGCAGCATCCAGAACACCACGGGTGCGAAGAGCGACCGGGTGAAGATGGCCTCCACCAAGAAGGGAATCGAGAATTTCCTGACGGGCTCGCTGCTGGAGATACGCCCCATGACCATCGAGAAATTACAGGGCCGGCGCGACCGTGTGGCGACTGTGGACGAATGGCTCTCCTGCGACATCCGGGAAGACCCCATCGGCGCCATCGAGCAGGGCGCAGCCAAGAACGAAGATTATCTCATCGTGGCGGCAAGCTCGGAGGGTACTGTCCGAAACGGCTGCGGCGACACCATCAAAATGGAGTTGATGGAGATCCTGAAGGGCGAGTATGTCAACCCGCATGTCTCCATCTTCTACTACAAGCTGGACTCTATCGACGAAGTAGGCAAGCCGGAAATGTGGCTGAAGGCGAACCCAAACCTCGGGCAGACTGTGAGCTACGAGACTTACCAGCTGGATGTGGAACGCGCGGAAAACTCACCCGGCGCACGGAATGATATTCTGGCCAAGCGCTTCAACCTGCCGATGGAAGGCTACACCTACTTCTTTACTTATGAGGAGACCCTGCGGCATCGACACCGGGACTTCTGGCAGATGCCCTGTGCCATGGGCGCTGACCTTTCGCTGGGCGACGATTTCTGCTCGTTTACCTTCCTGTTCCCGCTGGAGAACGGATATTTCGGGGTGAAAACGCGGGATTATATCACCAGCTACACCCTCTCACAGCTTCCGCTGGCGATGCGGCAGAAGTACGAAGAGTTCATGAACGAAGGCACTTTGCAGGTGTTCGACGGGACTGTGCTGGATATGATGCAGGTTTACGATGACCTCGACGCCTACATCCTGCAGAGCGAGTACGACGTGCGGGCCTTTGGCTACGACCCCTACAACGCGAAGGAATTCGTGGAGCGGTGGGCGCAGGAGAACGGCCCCTTTGGCATCGAGAAGGTCATTCAGGGCGCAAGGACGGAGAGCGTACCGCTGGGCGAACTGAAGAAGTTGAGCGAACAGAGAAAGCTGCTGTTCGATGAGGCACTGATGGAGTTTGCCATGGGCAACTGCATCACGCTGGAGGACACCAACGGAAACCGGAAGCTCTACAAGCAGCGGCACGACAAGAAGATCGATGCCGTGGCAGCGCTGATGGATGCCTACGTGGCGTGGAAGCTGAACCGGGATGCATTTGAGTGAGGTTATATATGATAGATGACTGGTGGGATCATATTGCCCATGCAATCAGTTTGAAGTGAAGGCAGGTGAGAAATCAAAATGGATTACTGGAAATTCATGCAGCACGGGCTGTTCGGGAAGGGCAGTGCGCGGAAGAACCACAAGCATTACCAGCGGGTCGAAGTAGGCACGGACCGGAACGGCAACACGGAATATTACTACTTCTACAGTAAGGAAGCATACGACAACTACCGGAGAAGCCGGGCGATCAGCAGAGGCGAGGACCCCGACAGGAAGCCGACCCGCGCCCAACAGAAAAAGCGGGCCGAGGCAGAGACGGACAAGGAAAAGAAAGCCCGCATGAAAGCCGCCAAGAAGCGGTATAACAAGAAAATGTCGGCGGCACGCCGGAAGCGCGCTGTACAGAAGGGCGCCCAGAGAGTGGCGCGGTTGCTGGGAAAGTGAGGTGATGACAAAGTGCAGGGATACAAAGATGAGCTGTACCATTGGGGCATCAAGGGCATGAAGTGGGGCGTGCGGCGATACCAGAACAAGAACGGCACCCTGACGGCGGCCGGGAAGAAGCACTACAGCGGAGACGGGAATGCAGGCGAGGACGCCGAACAGGTGGAGTATGCGCCGAAGCGCTCGGGCAAGAAAGCCGAGGATTACTCCGATGAGGAGCTGCGGGCGCGCATCAACCGGCTCCAGATGGAAAAGCAGTACCGCGACTTACAGGGGCAGACCAACATCCGGGCCGACGACCCCAACAAGGAGCTGAAGGCCGAAAAGGAGCGCTTGCAGCTCCAGAAGGACGTGAAGCAGCTGCGAAACGACGTGTACGGCGGGAAGAGCTTTGTGAAGCAGGTCATGTCGGACGCCGGAAAGCAGATGCTGACCAAGGCGACGGCGGGCGTTATGAGCTACGGCGCGAAGAAATTTGTTTCGGATGTGCTGGGCAACCCTGAACTGGCGAATGCTGTGGTGAACGGCAGTGCCGGAAAGCAGGACCAGCAGAAGAAAGACGACCAGAAATAGCTGTTTGGATGCTGCAATAATTTCTCGACCTGCGATAGAAAGGATAAAGATGCCTAATACCTTTGGCTCCAGGCTGAAACACGCCTGGAACGCATTTCTGAACCGAGACCCTCCCCGGGTGTACGGAGGGGGCTACAGCTACCGGCCCGACCGGCCAAGGCTGAACCGGACGACCGACCGCACCATCCTGACGGCAATTTACGCCCGGATGGCGCAGGACGCCACAGCGATCACCATAAACCACGTAAGGCTCGACGAAAACGACCGCTTCGATGCGGTGTTGGACTCGGGCCTTAATTCATGCCTGAACCTTTCGGCCAACAAGGACCAGACGGGCAGGGCTCTGCGGTACGACATCTATCTCTCCCTGCTGGACGAAGGCGTCATTGCCATCGTTCCGGTGGACATCGACGAGGACCCGGTGACGGGGGAGACAGAGATCCGGTCGATGCGGGTGGGCAAGGTGAAGGAGTGGTACCCGGACGATGTGCGGGTGGAGCTTTACAACGACAGGACCGGGCAGAAGGAAGAAGTCATCCTGCCGAAAGAGCGGGCGGCTATCGTGGAGAACCCCTTCTACTCTGTCATGAACGAGCCAAACAGCACCGTCCAGCGGCTCATCAGCAAGCTGCGCATCATGGACGCCGTGGACGAGCAGGCCGGAAGCGGAAAGCTCGACCTCATCATCCAGCTGCCCTACACCGTGAAAAGCCCTGCCCGGAAAGAACAGGCGCAGGAGCGGCGGAAGACACTGGAAGAGCAGCTGGCGGGCAGCCGATACGGCATCGGCTACATCGACGCCACGGAGCATATCACCCAGCTGAACCGGAGCCTCGAGAACAACCTGCTGAAAAGCATCGAGTACCTGACCAACATGGCTTACAGCCAGCTGGGGCTGACGCCGGAGATCATGAATGGCACAGCGGACGACACTGTCATGACCAATTACGAGAACCGAGTCATCGAGCCCCTTGTGGCGGCTGTGGTGGACGAGCTGAAACGGAAGTTCCTGAGCCGCGAAGACCTCAAGGCTAAGCAGAGCATCATGTACTTCCGCGACCCGTTCAAGCTGGCACCCGTCTCGATGGTGGCAGAGATGGCCGACAAGTTCACCCGTAACGAGATCATGACGTCGAATGAGTTCCGTCAGGTCATCGGAATGAAACCCTCGAAAGACCCCAAGGCAGACCAGCTGCGGAACAAGAATCTTTCTCCCAACGCGGGACAGGCGGCACAGATTGGCAGTGACCCCCGCCGCAAGAGGGCGAGAGGCTGTGGAGCAGATGGTAAATGAATCTTAAAAGAAAGGAGAAATCAAAATGGTGAATTTTGACTACGACTGCAGCGGCTGGGCGACGAAGGCGAACACCAAGTGTTACGACGGGCTGACCATTGCGGAGGACGCATTCAAGGGCTGCAGCGGCCAGACTGTGCCGATGGTGTACAACCACGACCACTCGAGCCTTGATAATGTCATTGGTCACGCACTGCTGGAAAACCGCAAGGGCGGGGTCTACGCCTACGCCAAGTTCAACGACACGCCCACCGGCCAGACGGCCAAGAAGTGCGTGGAGAACGGCGACCTGAACGCTTTTTCCATCTGGGCCAACGGTCTGCAGAAGGCCGGACAGGTGGTGAAACACGGTGTCATCCGGGAACTGAGCCTCGTACTGGCAGGCTGCAACCCCGGCGCGCTCATTCAGGAAGTGGTGAAGCACAGCGCTGACAATCTGGACGATGAGGGCTACGAAGTCTTTATCTTTAACGACCCGGGCAGTCTGAGCCTCGAACATGGCATGGACCCGGAGGGCAACCCGTTGGAGGAGGCCGTACTGGCCCACTCCGACGACAACAAGGAGGACGGCAAGATGGCCGAGGAAACCAACGGTAAGACGCTCAAAGAGGTCTACAATAGCATGACCGACGAGCAGAAGGAATGCTGCCATGCACTGGTGGGTCTCGCTCTGGAAGAGCAGGACGGTGACGGCGGCGAAGACGAGGAGGATGAAAGCGACATGAAGCACAATGTTTTCGACAAGGATGCGGGCAAGCAGACCGTGCTGAAGCACAGCATCGACGACATCAACAGCATCATCAAGGGCGCAAAGACCAGCGGCACCCTGAAGGCGGCCTTCGATAACGCCGGCGTGGAGCAGGGCGAGATCGATGAGCTGAGCCACGGCATCGACAATATCGACTGGCTGTTCCCGGAAGACCACCTGCTGGATACCACGCCCCGCATCATCGACAAGCCCGACGACTGGGTGAGCGTAGTGATGGGCGGCGTGAAGCACATCCCGTTCAGCCGCTTCAAGAGCATGTTCGCAGACCTGACCCCCGAAGATGCCCGTGCCAAGGGTTATGTGAAGGGCAATTATAAAATCGAAGAGGTCTTTGGCCTGCTGCGCCGCTCCACCGGCCCGACCACTGTGTATAAGAAGCAGAAGCTCGACCGCGACGACGTGAGCGACATCAACAGCTTCGATGTGGTGTCCTGGCTGCGCAACGAGATGCGCTACAAGCTGAACCGTGAGCTGGCGCTGGCCTATATCCTGGGCGATGGCCGTCAGGCGGCAAGCGAGGACAAGATCGACGAGAACTGCATCCGTCCCATCTTCAACGATGCCGACCTGTTTACCATCAAGGTACAGGTGGCTACGACCGGCCTGAGCAAGGTGGAGGACAAGTACAAGGCCTTCATCAAGCAGGTCATCCGCAGCCGCAAGGAGTACCGCGGCAGCGGCACCCCGGCCATGTTCACCACCGAGGACGCTCTGACCGAGATGCTCCTGCTGGAGGACGGCATGGGCCGCCCGCTCTACGCCGACGAGGCTGCTCTGGCCCGCAAGCTGCGCGTGAGCAAGATCGTCACGGTGCCTGAGATGGACGGCCGCAAGGGCGCCAAGGGCGGTGATCTGGCCGCCGTTATCGTGAACCTCAGCGACTACACCGTGGGCGCAGACAAGGGCGGCGCTGTCTCCATGTTCGACGACTTCGACATCGACTACAACGCCATGAAGTACCTCATCGAGACCCGCTGCTCCGGCGCACTGACGACTCCCTACAGTGCTATGGCCATCGAGTGGGCGGCTGCGTAAAGAGCGCCGGATGCCCTCTCCGTCAGCTCAGCTGACACTTTTCCTCAGAGGGCAGGCACAAAACGAACCTCTAAGGCGCTTTAACTTTAGAGCACTCGCCCGTTAGGACCTCTCTGTCGGCTGCGCCGACACCTCCCCTTGAAAGGGAAGACTTTGGCAGGACGGTTTTGAGACTGCTGGACGAATGAAATTTCGTCTGGGCGTAAACGGCAGTGCGCTGCTAGAGAGGGCAGACACTGCAAAAGAAAGGAGATCAAAAATGACCCTGAAACCTTTTTATGATCGTACCGAGGACGTACACGTAGGCGCTTATGTCGCTTACGGCCACACCGACGGCAAGCTGTACGCTGACGCCGAACACAAGATGAAGGTGAGCGCCGCCGACCTTGGCCGCGCCTTCATGCTGGGCCGTCTTATCGTGTGCGACGGCAAGAACTACTTTGCGCCCATCGCATACGCAGAGGCCACCGGCGTGAAGACCTATGACGGCACTGCCGCCAAGAGCTGGACGGCAAGCAGGGAGTAAACCTCTCCGGCGCTTCGCGCCAGCTTCCCTACCGAGGGGAGCCACTGGCGAAGAGGGGGAGGTTTTTCAAAATGGTAAGATACGCCTTGTCCAAGGATGAATAAACTTTACCGCCCTGCCAAAGCCTCTCCTCGCCAGGAGAGGTGGCATTGAGCGAAGCGAAATGACGGAGAGGTTATTATGGCAAAGTGGTTTGGAAAAATCGGCTTTGAAGGGCAGACTGTGGAGACAGCGCCCAGTGTCTTCACCGAGGAAACGGTGGAGCGCGAATACTACGGTGATGTGCTGGAGTGGGGCCGACAGCTACAGGCAGGGGATGGAGTGAACGACAATGTCACGTTCCAGAACCGGCTGAGCATCGTGGCAGACCCTTTTGCCCACGAGAATTTCGGCTCCATACGATACGCCGAATTTGGCGGCGTGAAATGGAAGGTGACGGACGTGAAAGTACAGTACCCGCGCCTCATCCTGACATTCGGAGGGATATACCATGAGTGAGCAGAGACTGAGGCTGGACGGCATTCTCCGGAGGGTGCTGCAAGAAACTGTCGGAGAAATCCACCTGTACTATCAGCCGCCCGCCAACCTGAAAATGCAGTACCCCTGCATCCGATACGATTTGAACCGCATCCGCAATGTACACGCTGACGGCCACGTCTACCTCCAACACCCTTCCTACACGGTGACGGTGATGACCAAGACCCCGGACAGCGACCTCACAGCGGCCGTGTCACGCCTCGACCAGTGCAGACACGACCGCTCTTATATTGCAGACAATTTATACCACGACGTGTTCACTATGACCGTCTGAAAAACAAAAAGGAGGAACAAGACCTATGAGCAAACTGGAATGGGATAAGACCGGCGAGCGCCTGTATCATCTGGGCGTTGACCACGGCGTCGTTTTCCCGATGGTGAAGGGCAAGTATACCACCGGCGCACCCTGGAACGGCCTGACCGCTGTGAACGAGAGTCCCGACGGCGCAGACCCCAACGACATCTACGCCGACAACATCAAGTACGCGTCCATCCGCTCGGCAGAGAACTTCAAGTACACCCTCGAGGCACTGACCTATCCGCCCGAGTTCGAGCAGTGTGATGGCTCTGTCGAGGTGGCAAAGGGCGTGAGCATCGGTCAGCAGAAGCGCTGCCCCTTCGGTCTGAGCTACCGCACCCGCATCGGTGCAGACGACGACCCCGAGAAGGGCTACATCATCCATCTGGTATGGAACAGCACCGCTTCGCCCTCGGACAAGAGCCACGAGACCGTGAACGAGAATCCGGACGCCGAGACCTTCAGCTGGGAGTGCGACACCACCCCGACTCAGGTGACTGGCTACAAGCCCACTGCCCACATGACCATCAACTCCACCCTCATCGAGGCTGCAAAGCTCAAGCTGCTGGAGGACAAGATCTACGGCACCGAGAACAGTGAGAGCACCCTGCCCACTCCGGACGAGGTCATCAAGCTGCTGGGCGGCGTTACCGAGGCAGCTTCCCCTAACGTGGGAGTCTGATAGGAAAGGACGATTCGAATGATCAAGAAAGTAATTCCGTACACCGACTTTGACGGCAATCCGCGCGTCGAAGAGTTCTGGTTCAATCTGACCAAAGCCGAGATGATGGACCTTGGCCTGAGCAAGGACGGCGGCTACGACAAGTACATGGAGCAGCTGATGCACAGCACCAAGGTGGGTGAGGCCATCGAGGTGTTCAAGAAGATCCTGCTGCTGGCTTACGGCAAGAAGAGCCTCGACGGCCGCAAGTTCGAGAAGAGCCCTGAGATCACCGCAGACTTTGTGGCGACTCAGGCTTACTCCGACCTCTATGTGGAACTGGCAAGCGACCCGGACAAGGCCGCAGAGTTCATGAACGGTGTGATGGGCGCAGACGTCCGCAAGATGGTGGCCGAGAACGAGGCCAAGGCGAAGGCCGCCGAAGTTTCCGCCGCTGTGGCCGCAAACAACGCCCGGGCGCTGGCCGTGGCGGACCCGCAGTAAAACCTCTCAGTCTCGCTTCGCTCGACAGCTCCCCTAGTAGGGGAGCCTTTGACATATCGGGCCACTCTAAGCTGGATGAGAGAAGCCCAATAGGGCGTAAACGGCAGTGCGCTGCTACAGAGGGCAGGTTTCATAGAAACCTTATCTTGAAAGTGGAGCACTGTCGATTGCAAAACGAAGAACCCATATCAACTAAAAAACAAGCCTGACCGTCACGCCAGAGCCTCTCCTTTTGGGAGAGGTGGCTGCGCAGCAGACGGAGAGGGCTATGACAGGGAGAGTGACGAGATGCTGACCATCCAGATACCCGGTGAAGAATACTGGGATGCTGACCGGGAGGAATTCATCTGCCGGAAGGCCACAACGCTGGCGCTGGAGCACTCGCTGCTCTCTCTGTCTAAATGGGAAAGCAAGTGGCACGTGCCGTTTCTCGACGCAAAAAACGGGCTGACCCCGGAGCAGATGCAGGACTATGTGCGCTGCATGACCCTGAACAAAGGGGTCCCAGACGAAGCATATCGCCATCTGACGCAAGAGAACTGCACGGCTATTTATACATATATGAACGACCCGATGACCGCAACATGGTTCCGGGAAGACGAGAATACAAACAAAACCGGACCCCGCTCAGGAAAAAGCACCGCAAGTGCCGTGACGAGCGAGGTCCTGTATTATGACATGGTGGAGCTGGGCATCCCGTTCGAGTGCGAAAAGTGGCACCTGAACCGGCTGCTGACCCTCATCCGTGTCTGCAACGAAAAACATAAGCCGCCCAAGAAGGTATCGAAGAGCGAACAGGCGGCCCAGAGAAAGGCGCTGAACGCCAAGAGAAAGAAAGAGTTTGGGACGAGAGGATAGCTGCTCTTTGGCAGGGCGGGCAAGTCTGAGCTGGATGAACAGAGTTCAATAGGGCGCAAAGGAGCTGGCGCTGCTACAGAGAGAAGGTGGGGTCGTGTCCAAAGTTATTCTGTTCCGGCAGAAAGGCAGTTTCAAGAAAACGGAGCGCTTCCTGAAAGGTGTCAGCGCCGGGAGACTGGACGCTGTGCTGGCGGGATACGGTCAGAAAGGCGTGGAAGCGCTGGCGGCGGCAACGCCCAAGAAGACCGGAAAGACGGCTGCCAGCTGGAGCTACCGGGTGGAAAAGGGCAAAGACAGCATCGCCATCATCTGGTCGAACTCGAACATCGTGGACGGAACGCCCATCGCCGTTATCCTGCAATACGGACACGGCACGAGAAACGGAGGGTACGTGGAAGGAGTTGACTACATCAACCCCGCCATGCGCCCTATTTTTGACGAGATAGCCAAGAGAGCATGGGAGGAGGTAAGGCGGGAGTGAGCCAGGAGATAGACCAGCGTGTGGTCGAAATGCGGTTTGACAACGCGCAGTTTGAGAAAAACAGCCGGGACACCATGCGGACGCTGGACAAGCTGAAAGAGAAGCTCAGCTTCAAAGGCGCGGCAAAGGGACTCGAACAGGTGCAGGCCGCCAGCGAGAACGTGGACTTTTCCGGCATGGAGAAGGGACTGGACACGGTTCAGGCCAAGTTCAGCGCACTGGACGTCATCGCCTTTACAGCCTTGCAGCGCATCACGGACAAGGTGATAAGCACCGGCGAGCAGATGGTAAAAGGCTTGTCGGTGGACCAGATCACCAGTGGATGGGATAAGTATAACGAGAAAACTTCCAACGTCCAGACCATCATGAACGCCACCGGCAAGAGCATCGACCAGGTGAACGGCTACCTGAATAAGCTGATGTGGTACTCGGACGAGACGAGCTACAGTTTCAACGAGATGACCAGCGCGCTTTCGCAGATGACGGCGGCGGGCGGCAAGATCGACAAGATGATACCCATGATCATGGGCATCGCAAACGCCACGGCGGATGCGGGCAAGATGGGCTTTGCGTTCCAGAGCACCATCCGAAACCTGACCCAGAGCTACAGCGCCGGGCATTTGCAGTTACAGGACTGGAAGAGCCTGAACCTGATGGGTACGGCGACGAAAGCCCTGAAACAGGAGCTTATCGACACTGCGGTGGAGCTGGGCGTCATCAAAGAAGGCGAAGTGACCATCGCCAGTTTTGAGTCGAGCTTGCAGAAGAAGTGGGCCAACACAAAGGTCATGGAAAAGACCTTCGCAAAGTATGCTTCCATGATGGAAGCGGCCTATGAGCTGACCCAGAAGAACCCGGGCATGACCAGCTCGGAGGCGCTGGAACAGCTGAAGGGACAGTACGGGGAGCTGGCAGAACGCGCCGCTCTCGCCGCCCAGCAGGCAACCAGCTTCGGGCAGGCCATCGACTCGACGAAAGACGCTGTCAGTTCAAAATGGATGGCCGTGTTCGAGACGATCTTCGGTAACAAGGAAGAGGCCACCGACACATGGACGGAGCTGGCGAACCGGCTGTACGACATCTTTGTGCCGCCAATCGAAGCGCTGAACGACCGGATGAAAGAGGGCCTTGACAGCGGCTGGCAGCAGATGCGAGACGCTTTCGGCGACCAGGCAGACGCCTATACGACGGTGCTGGAAAAGCTGGCACTGGCAAATGGCGCTGTGACCGAAGAGGCCATTGAGAAAGAGGGAAGCTTTGCGAAAGCTTTGCAGAAAGGCAAAGTGAACGCCGAACTCCTGACGACCAGTCTCAGTGACACCATCAAGACCTATGCAGAGCTGCTGGAAACGATGGATGAAGGCGACCCGAGATACCCTTACATCCAGAAGGACTACGAAGCCTTTCTGAAGCTCAACGATGCGGTGGCGGACGGCAGTCTCGACCTTGAGCAGTATGCGGAAGGGCTGACGGAGGTGTCGGGCCGGGAGCATCTCTTCAACAGCCTGTGGAACATCATGGACGCCATCGGGAAGGTCACAGGCTCTGTCCACGAAGCCTTCACCGAGATATTCCCGCCCACCAGCGGAGAGCAGATACACTCCATCGCCGAAGGGCTGGATTTGATGACCAAAAAGCTCATCATCACGGATGAGAGTGCGGCGAACCTGAAGCAGACCTTCAAGGGCATCTTTGCAGTGGTGAAGGTGCCTCTGACCGCTATGACGACGCTGGCGAAGACCGGGGCAAGGGCTTTTGGCGTACTGGTGGACGTCCTGCGGCCGGTGGGAGCAGTGCTGCTGAAAGTGGCAGGAAACATGGGGAGCTTTGTGTCCGAGATGCAGAGCACCCTGCTGGGAAGCGGGACGCTCAGCGAGAAGCTGGAAGCCATCGTGAAGAGCGCCAAGAAGCTGCTGGACCCGCTGACCACGCTTGGCGACGTGCTGAAAAAGAGCATCGGCGAGAAACTGAGCGAAGCGAGGAAGGAAACTTCAAAATGGGCCGACAGCCTGCCGGACGGAGTGCGCGAGGGGGTCTACACCCTGCTGGGCATTCTGGAAGGACTGGGCGCCGGCACACTGACCGTGGCCGGTGTCGTGGGTGGAGCGCTGAGCGACCTGAAGAAAAGTGTGAACAAAGCAATCGGCACTGTGGCCGACTTTATCACCGGGCAGAGCAAGAACCTGAACGGGTATAAGGACGTGCTGACGAGCCTGCCCGCCATCGTGGGAGCTGCGGTGAGCGCCTTTGCTGAGGAGTTCAAGGGCGCTGCCGGGAACGTGGAGAGCGCGGCGTCCATGGTCTACGAGCCGGTGAAGGCCTTTTTCAAGGCACTGAAAGACGGATTTGACTCCATCAGCGGGACAGATATTTACCGGTTCCTGAGCCTTCTGGACGTGGGACTGCTCTCCTACGCCATCGCACAGTTCGCCAAGGCCATGAACAGCCTGCGGAAGATGCTGGCAACTCCCCTGTCGAAGATGTTGGACAGCATTTCGGGAAGCTTCAACGCGCTGACGGGGGCTCTGAAAACATGGCAGAAGCAGGAGAGCACCAAGATCCTCACGGGCATCGGCTCGGCCCTGCTGATGCTGGCGGGGGCCATGTTTGTCATGAGCCGCATCGACCCGGAGCGGTTCGTCTGGGTGCTGAGCGCTACGGTGGTACTCATCGCAGAACTGGTGACGGCGGCAAAGCTGCTGAAACCGGAAGTGAAGGCCTTTGACTCTGCGGTGAGTGGACTCGGGTCTCAGCTGCTAAAAGCCTCGACTCTGTGGGGTTCTGCGGCGGCACTGCTGGGACTGGCTGCGGCGACGAAGGCTCTGTGCTCGGGATTCGTGGCCATCGCGGACGCCATAAAGGGCGAGAACTTTATCCAGAACCTCGCGGCCTTTGCGGCGGCAGTGGGCGGTATGTATGTGCTGACACGGAACATGGGAATGCTCATTGCCACCGTGAAAGCCCGTGACCTCGTGGTAGGCGGTGCGACGCTGCTTGGCCTTGGCGCTTCGCTCATCGAAATGGGCATCGGACTGCGGATCGTGGCCGGTGCAATAAAGCCTCTGAGTGAGGTGAAGTGGACGAGCCTTGTGAAAGCCATAGTGGGAATGGGCGCACTGACAGCCTACCTCACCGCGATGGGAAGCATGCTCGTGTTGGCACAAGGCGTGGCGGACACCATGCTCACATTTCAAAATGGACTCGCCATCGCGGCCATGGGCGGAGGCATGTGGGTGCTGGTACAGGGCGTATGTGCTCTGGCGGGGCTCATCACTGAGAACGTAGACGACGGCGCCCTGAACACCACGAAACTCGAGTACGCCGGAACGGCCATGAAGACCCTGATGATCCTCATGACGGCCATGAGCGTACTTTCCAGCAAGACGAAGCTCAGCTCGGGTGCGGCGGTGCTGGCAATGGCAGGGGCGATGAACGCGGTGGCTGTGGCGGCCGCGGCACTCTGTCTGATCCCATGGCCTCAGCTTGGAAAAGCGGCTGCTGTGCTGACTGGGTTGAGCGGTGCGATGCTTGCACTGGGCGAATTCGGCTCGGCAGGGTGGAGCGAAGGTGCAGGAATTTTCCTGATGGCAGACGCGCTCATGGCAGTAGCCGGGGCATGCCTGATGATGGGGAAAGTTACGCTTCCTGATTTGGGTAAAGCAGCTTTGGCGTTAGCAGGGTTGACTGCCGCCGGCTGGGCGCTCTCGAAATTTGCCGGTTCAGTCAACTTCCTGAACGTCTCCACCGGAATGCTGGCCATGAGCGCGGCTCTGCTGGTGCTGGCACCGGCCATCCAGCTCATCGGCATGGCAAAGCCGGAAGCAGTGAGCCAATCGCTGTGGATATTTGCCGATACCATGATGGCGATGTTTGCAGGCGGTATGCTGCTGACCTGCATCCCGGAGCTTGCACTCGGGCTCTCGACTCTGGCAGGTGCCTTTACCAAGTTTGGCAAGGGAATGCTCTACCTCGCCGGTGCAGGCGCACTCTTCGGCACACTGGCGCTGTTTGCCGACCCGCTGTGTACGGCCATCATCAATGCCGCGCCGGACATCGAGGCTGCTCTGGTGGCTGTGGTGACGCTTATCTGTAACGCCATCAACCAGAGCGCCGAACCCATCGGTGAGGCTTTCACCACCCTGTGTAAAGTGCTCATCCAGACGGCCATCGATCTCATCGGCTGGGCATGGAGCGGCGAAGGCGGCGAAGGCGAGGGCATCAAGGGCGCACTGCTGGAGTTGAAAGACCAAGTCTGGAACGGTATTAAGGACATCTTTGCACCGTTCGGCAACAACGGAAACTTCCAGCAGAGAAATGTGGCTTTCAAGTTCAACCCCGATTTCAAGCCCCAGCGCATCAATGTCGCAGATGTCTTTACGTTCTCCGGTGCAAAAGACGACGCCGAAAAAGAGGGTAAGGAGATCGGTGAAAATGTCGCAAACGGAGGGGCGAAGGGCGTCGAGGAAAACAAAGCTCGCGCAACGGGTGCTGTACAAGACATGGTGGACGACACCATAGATACTGCCAAGAAGGGATATGACGTCAATAGTCCTTCCAAGGTCTTCGAAGAGATAGGCCGGTACATCACGGAAGGCCTTGCCATCGGCATCCAGGACCCGGGCGCTCTGAGCGGGGCGCTGGCAGCGATGCAGACTGTGGCAAAGAGCGTCCGAAGCGTCTTTACGACTTTCTGGGGCATCCACTCGCCGAGTCAGCTGGCAGAAGAGGACGGACGGAACGTCGTGGAGGGACTGCGCCTTGGCATCGGAGACCCCGACCTGAGAAGCCAGCTCTATGATGCAAGCTATGAGTCCGCTTCGCAGGTGCGGGACGCTGTGGGCGCGGCACTGGACGAAGCCAAGAAGACTGCCTCGGACAAGATGCTGGAGCTTTACAGCATCATGAAGGCCGACCATCTCATGCCGGACGGAACGCTCCCCAGCGGAAAAGCCGGACTTAGGGCGAACCGCTACCAGCAGGCGGTACAGGACTACGAGAAGGCCAACGCCAAGGAAGACGCCAGGAATACGCCCTATCTCGGCGCGGACTGGAAGCCCAGCTCCATGTGGGACAAGGCGACGGAAGCGCTGCAAAAGTACCAGAGCGGCGAGATCAAAGCGAAAGACGCCCTGAAGGGCCTGACTGGCGAGGCAAAGGACTGGGTCTCAAAGCAGATCGGAAGTGCTCTTGGTCTGGAGGGCCTGGACCCGAGCGAGTATGCCGACCTCATCCTCGAGCAGTACAGCGGCTATCTCCCCGACGACAGTACAGGCGCTTCCACTGCATCTTCCGGCAAGAAATCCTCGAGCAAGGGAAAGACTCTGGCCGAGACCATCGCCGAGAAGTACACGAAGGAACTCAAGTCCAACAAGTACCTCCAGAATGCCGCCGACAAGGAATACAGCCTCTGGGAAGCAGGAGAAGGCGACACTGCTTCCATTGAAGCGCTCATCGAGAAAAAGGGTGAGACGCTGGCGAAGAGCATCGAGCTGCAGACAGCCCGTGTGGACATCGCGCAGAGGCAGTACGACGAACTGGTCTCCCGGGTGGGAGCCAGCGACGACAAGACGAAGGAAGCCTACAACACTCTGCTGGACGAGAAGAAGAACCTCCTCGACTTGCAGCAGGCGAGGTTTGAGAACACCTACAAGGCGGCCATCGAGCGGTATGAAAGCGATGACAAGCTGGCTCAGACCGAGTACCAGCTCTGGACGGACACCTACGAGAAGACCGCCTCTGTGACCGAGAAGAGCAACAAGAACATCGAGACCATCAACAAGCGTCTGGCCATCCAGAGCGAGAAGACCGCCCTCGCGGAAAAGGCGTGGGTGGAAACGAAGGATGCCCTCGGCGAAGCAAGCCTTGTGACCCAGCAGACTTACCGGGACTATCTGGAAGCGCGGCAGGAACAGCTGGAGCTGGAAAACGAGCTGGACAAGGCGCAGCTTGCGGCGTTTGACGACCTTTCGAGTTTCTATGACAGCCGCATCTCCATGGTGCAGAAGCGGATGGACCTGCTGGACAAGCTCTACAACGACGGCGACCTCTCGGGGCGGGCAGACGCCTATGCCAGCGCGGTGGAGCAGTACGGCGAGGACAGCATCGAGGCCCGGAGAGCGGCAACGCAGGGTACCATGACGGCCCTGATGGGCGTGAACAGCGCACTGACCAGCATGAGATGGCAGTTGAGCAAGGTCACGGCCATGCAGCAGAAGTACCAGACTGCCCTCGAACAGGCCGGAGGCAACCGCTACGATGAGACTGTCATGGCCGCTTACGAGGACATGATGGAGACCCGCTCGACCTTTGCGGACTATGTGGGGAATCTGGCAGACGCTTTCAACGTGAGCGACGCTACGAAGAAGGCCATGATGCAGTTCGGCGACGCCATCGCTCAGAACTGGAAGCCCATTCAAAATGGATTCATGGCGGTGGCCAAAAAGATGAACCCGAAGCTGGTACAGGGATTCTCTGACCTGTTCGGCCTCTACATGAAGGACGGAGCCAGCGAGACCGTGGCCGCTGCTACCAACACCGTCGTTGCAGCCATGAGCGGAGACTGGGCCAGTGCGGTTGCAAGTGGGCTGACTGCGGTGCTCGACGTAGTTGGCACGGACTTTGGCCAGACCCTGACCGAAGCCATCAGCACCGCGCTGAAGAATGCCTTCAGCGGAAACGGGCTGTTCACACAACTGCTGACGAAGCTTTTTGGAAGCATCGACCTCGGCGGAAGCGGAAGCTCAGGCAATCTCCTCTCGAACATATGGCAGTGGCTCAAGGGCGGGGCATCCGCCGCGAAGAGCTTTCTGGGCGGAGCGTCGAAAGCGGCCGCAGGAGCCAGCGGAGCGGCAAAGATCATCCCGGTGCTTGAAGGTGTCGGCACGAGTGCAAAAGGGGCCGCTGTCGGCGCGAAAACCGCAGCGAAGGCGCTGGGGCTGGCGGGTAAGGCTGTGACCACCGTAGGCACGAAGGCAGCCGGCATCCTCGGGACAGTGGGAGGCGGCATTGCCAAAGTCGCGGCAAGTCTCGGCCCGCACGGTCTGCTGGCTGCTGCTGTTGTTGCAGGAACGGTCGCCGTGGGTACTGCTGTGGTGAAGAACTGGGACAAGGTGAAGGAAGCCGTCGGAAACGCATGGAGCTGGATCAAGGAGAAGGCTTCGGGACTCTGGGACGGCATGAAGAGCATTGGCGGAAACCTCATGAGCGGCCTTGCCACCGGCGTGAAATCCGCTGCAAAATTTGGCCTGAAAGTGGCTCTGAGCCCTGCTTATGGCATCATCAGCGGCTTCAAGCATATCCTCGGCATCCACTCGCCCTCGAAGGTCATGGCCGGTATCGGTGAATACGTCGTCGAAGGCCTGACCAGAGGTATCGTCTCTACCGAAGGCGAAGCAGAAAAGGGCATGGACGAAGTGGGCGGAGCTGTCATCCGCAGTGCGCTGGCGACGACAAACGCCATTGCAGATTATCTCTCGACTGACACCCATCCCAGCATCACCCCGGTGGTAGACCTTTCGGATGCGTCGAGGAGCAGCGCGTGGCTGAACAGCGCCTTTGCAGACCGGAAAGGAACCATCAGCATGGCGGCGACTGTGACCGGACGGATGGCACGCAGGGCCGAGACCCCCTCGAGAAATCAAAATGGATACGAAACTGCCCCTGCACAGACCCAGACGTACCGGGAAGTGGTGGAGGCCGTTACTGCCCTCGGCGGACGCATTGACAAGGTGGCAGAGTCCGTGAAGGGCATGAAAGTCGTGATGAACGGCCACAAACTTGTCGGCGAGATAAAGAGTGACATCAACGACGCCGTGGGCGACATCATCGAGAAAGGGTGGTAAGGCGTGAGCATCCTTCAGACTGTTGTGCCGGAATGGGCCGACGGATTCACGAGCCTCGTGTTCCATATCCCCGCCGATGCACCCGTGAAGGTCATCCGGACAGGAGAGCTGAACCTTGTGCCTGCCGGGCCGCTTCTCATCGAGCCTTTCGACGAGAAGATAACGACACTGGATGCCGCTCCGTGGCACGGTACCATCGAGCGTACCCCTCTGAAAGACCGGGTCTTCGGGAATGCGGAGGGCAGCTGGGAGTTCTATTATGTCGCAGATGACCAGAGTCACACATTCTGGGACTGCTACATCCAGATGAATATCCCGAAGGACGCCGACCGGTACATGACGACAGCCAGCACATGGACTTCGACCTATCACACCCTGCTCCACTGTTTACAGGGTCGGCGGGTGCTGGTGGACGTGCCGGATGGAAAAGGGAGCATAAAGACTTATAAGGGGCGATGCTGGGTGAGCGGCTACTCCGCAGACCAGAACGGGCAGATAAAAGTGACCATCTCATACAGCCTTGCCCCGCCCGGAGTTTCGTAAAGCGCAGTGCTCTGCTGTATTTTTGCAGCAGGGCATTACAGTTTACGAAAAAATAAAGCAGAGGGAAGGTGGATAGTATGGATATGCCGCACGGGATAAGCATTGGTGGGTATTCGACTGAAAAAGCCGAAAATGTCAGCATCGTCACTGCAAAAAGCAACGACGGAACGATACCGGCATGGAACAGTGGAACATCGAAGGCATGGTTTTATATGCCTCTGACCGCAAAGAAGGATGGCCTCATCCTTCAGACGCTGTCGTTCTGCATCAAGGGATATATGGCGGGCATTGCACGTGTCCGACTGTTCCGGCCCGGGATACAGAATACACTGGCCGACAAGAGCGCCTATCTCCTGCGGGGCGATAATAATGTCGCGCTGCACATGGGCAGTGTCGCACTTGACAAAGACGTCGAATACCAGCTGCGTTTTGACTTTCAAAGCAACGCATATATGCCCTGTGTGGAATCAAAATGGGTCGTGGAGAATGACTACATCGACATTGCCCATGGAGGCAGCTACTATGGCGGCGACCCGAAAGTGGTGTTTGCCGGTACGGTCGGGCTGAGCGATGCGATGTTTGAATATCTACACACCTACCGTGATCTTTATCTCATTCCGGTCTGCCGCCCCATCGTACAGGCACCGACAGAAAAGACCATGACCCTCGACATCGAGGGACTGAACGGACAGGCAGACCTTTCCAACAGCCTGACAGGGTATCCGGTGTTCAATGACCGGGAAGGAAGCTGGCAGTTTTATCTGGACACGGAGCGGTATCAGGAAGAGCATGGTTTCTACGGCCCTGTCGGCGATATGGCATACCGGGACATCCAGCGCAAGCTCATGGCACGGATGCGGGCGCCATTCCGGACGAAGGTCATCCTGGACGACGAGCCGCTGGTGTACTACATCGGAAGAGTATGGGTGAGCGAAAAGCCGTCGTATCAGTACGACCACGCAAAAATCACCCTGCAATACCGGCTGTACCCGTTCAAATATCTTGCGAAAGAGCCAAACGGCGACTGGCTGTGGGACCCCTTCTGCTTTGAGACGGACCTCGCAACGCCACAGATGAAGAATGTGGCGATAAATGCTGGTGAAGAAAAAACTTTCACGCTGGTGGACACGGACAAACCAAGCGCCGTATTCGTATCGAGCAGCGGAAAGGCAGCGGCTGCACTGAGGATTCAAAATGGAGAGAATGTTACACTCATAGAAGATGCGTGCGTGAAGTTTCGTGTGGCGGCCAAGGATGAAAACGGACAAAAAGTTGACCTGCGGAGAACGGAGCTGGTTTACCCGGTGACTGTGAAGGATTATCCCCTTCAGATGACATCGGCGGCAATGTATCTCGTTTTCAGCTCAGCAGGAGCGAAAAGCCTTACTTTTTATGTCCGGAAAGCCGGACTCAGCACAACGCTCTCTTCCTGCCGGGTAGTGACCAGTGTGGCCGACTACGAGGTCGGGAACATCAAAGAAATAAAAGCGGACTGGACTGTACGCCTGGAAGCAAACACGGGCTATGAATTTGGCGTAAGAAGCACGGAAAAGGTCGAAGGAATGTTCCGCATCGGCAGCGCCGGACAGGTCTGTTATGAATCGGAATACTTGCAGGTCACGCTTGGCGACGCTATTGTGAGCAAGATCGGTGATATACGGACAGTATTTGGCGGAGCACTCAGCTTCTATGCCGGAAGCGGTGTCGTTGTAAGCCCGGGTGTAAGGACCGATGTGGCCGTCATGACCGGAGGAGTGAGCGTGAACCGATACGAAGTCGTCGTGAAAGCGGAAGAAGACGCGAATGTGACCGTGGAATACAGGCCTGCGTTCTTGTAGAGAACTACAGAGGGAAGGTACATATGCGATACAAAGTATGGGCAGGAAGCGTGGAAGTCGAGTTTGAGTCGAATACGAAGGCCCGATTCCACTGGGTGGAGAAGACCCTTGTATACGACTCCTGCGGCGATGCAGTAGAAGGAGAAGAAGCGGAAGGCATTCTGGCAGACCCTGTTGTGGAGCTTGAAAACAAGACTGCCGGGACCTTTGAATGCCGGGTGCCGTACAAGCTCGAGACACGATTTGGCACCGTTACGAACCCTTATTACGATTTCTTTACCGTGGGACAGACATGGGTCATGGTGGAAGAGGACACGGAATGCATCTTCTTCGGGCGGGTGAACGGTATAAAAGACCTTTTCGACCTTGACCGGGAGATCAGCGCGGACGGCATCCTCAACGAACTGGAGCGGATGCAGACCCGACTGGATGCCGGAAGCTACGCAACGACGGGCACATTTCCCTCCAGCATCCTCGATAGGGTCATGCGGCCGGACAAGGCAGACAAGGACCTCAGCCCTGTGAACTGCATGGAGCGCGGAAACGTGACCTTCGAGAGCAAAAACATCAGCACGGAGGACAGCGGCGACCAGTTTGGAAGCTATTGGAACATCCTGACGACCTATCTGCTCGAACACGAGAAAGGGAAAGACGGATATTTGCGCCTGCGGCTTGCCAACGAACCGGGAACGGAAAAATACTTTTTCTACTATGATTACCTGAAGGACGAAGACCTGCCAAGGACAAAACAGGCCATCGAGTACGGCGTGAATATGCAGGACATGACATTTGAAGAGAAACGGACTTCAGAGCTGGTGAACTGTGTGACCGCCCATGGAACGGAAACTGTGAAAAAGGGCTGGTTCATCTTCAAGAAGACCACCTACAATGTCATTACAGGAACAGCAAAGGATGAACTCTCCATCGCGAAGTATGGCCTGAACTCCCGGCACATTTATGTGGACGGCAAGACTTCCACGGAAGAGTCTCTTACAGAGGCTGCAAAGGAAGAAATGAAGAACTACAAGCAGACGATTGAGCCGACCCTGACCATCGATGCCTTTGACCGGACGGACAGGGGAGAGAACATCGAAAAACTTGGATTCCTGCGGATGACCCATATCCTGTCGAAGCCCCACAGCCTTGACCGGTGGATGGCCTGCACCAAGGTGAAACTTCCGCTGGACGCTCCGGACAGCAAGCAGTTCACGTTCGGGCTGACATCAAAGAAACTCTCACGGAAGATGCGGTCGCTCACAAACATGATGAAGAAAGTACACGATATAGCCAGCGGTCTGGTCGGACACGTCAACGAGATAAACGAGACGAGCTGACCTTAAAAAGCAAGTGAAAGGAGGAGGAAAATGACCTACGATGAAGTGCTCGCATTGCTGAAAGAAGAGGTCACCGGTGTCCGGAAGGCCATCTACGGCGTGGAAGTGCGTGAATACATTGCACGTTCTATGGAAGTCGTCATCGAGATGGTGCGGCTGGGTATCGAGCGGATGAAAGAACTGGCCTCAGATTCGAAGAACAGTGCAGATGCCTCGGCGAAAAGCGCCGCAGAGTCGAAGAAGAGCGCGGCAGAATCGAAAGCATCGGCCAGCCAGTCGGAAGCCAGTGCAAACCGGAGTAAGGCAAGTGCGGATGCTTCCGCAAAGAGCGCAAGCGAATCTGTCGCAAGCGCCGCAGCCGCAAAGAAGAGCGAGACGAATGCCAAAAGCAGCGAGGACTCGGCAAAGCGATATTCGGACAAGGCGAAAAATGTCATTGCAGAAGCCAAATCGGAATATAGTGGCGGCTACTACAAGACCTATGACCTGACGGCTCTGAAGGGCGGCTGGAAGAAACTTTCTCCTGCCAAGGGGCCATACCAATACTATTGTGACATCGCAGTCCCCGACCTGACGGAGAGACATTCGCCATTCTGTTCGACCGGGCTGGAAAGCTATGCGGCAGCGGTGGCGGCAGGGCTGGCGAATGCGGTCGAGACGCGAAATGGCGCGCTCCGGCTTTTTGCCATCCGGATGCCGGCGAAGGACATCGAGCTGGTGCTGACGATTTTTGGGGTGGGGACGACTTCTTATGAGCTGACCCTGCCCGTCCGCGACTGGGTCAAAATGGAGTCTGCCATCGGGCCGAACCAGTATTACTGCGATGTGGAAGTGCCGGGATGCCTTTCGACCATGACTCCGCTGGGGACCACCGCTCTCGAGAACTTCGAGGCGGCTTCTCCGGCAGGGCTGGCCAGCATGATAGAGACCTGTGACGGCTATGTGCGCTTTTATGCCGTGCGGAAGCCGACGGCAAACATCGACGTCATCGTAGCGCTCATCAAGAAGGAAGAGCCGGTCAACACCCCTGCTACCCGGGACAAGCTGGGTCTGGTCAAGATAGGCGACGGCATGAACGTGACCAGCGGCGGCAGCATCTCGACGAGAGCTGCGACCGACAGCGAGTTTGACGCCATGATGGTTCGTGTCTTCGGGGGAGGGGTGACGAATGGCAGGTGAAGTAATATCTGCAAAGCTCAGCCAGCTGGAAGCTTTTGGCATAAAGGTCGTGACTGATTTTTCCGCCCTGACGGCACGGGTGCGGAGCCTTGAAAGAGCCGGAGGACAGCCGAACATCATCGAGAAGATCCTGGTGAACGGCATTCAGCTGGCTGTGGACGGAAACAAGGCAGTGAATTTCAGCGTGCCGACGAAGACAAGCGAACTCGAGAACGATGCAGGATTTCAAAATGGAACACAGATCGATAAGAAGCTCTCGACCAAGGCTGACAGTGGGCATGACCACGACGGGCGATACTTCACCAAAGAGCAGGTGAACAGCGCCATTGCGGGGAAAGCGGACACCGGCCATACGCATGATGATCGGTATTACACCGAAAGCGAGATGGATGCAAAGCTTGGCGGCAAGGCGGATGCGGAACACTCTCATGATGACCGGTATTACGCCAAAAGCGAAGTGGACGACAAGTTTTCTGACGTGGCAGATCCGGCATGGGACAGCATCAGCGGCAAGCCGACTGCTTTTACGCCGACTGACCATACCCATGACGACCGGTATTATACGGAAGCGGAGATCGACCAAAAGCTGCAGGGACTGCCGACCGCAGGACATAAGCACACAAAGTCGGACATCACAGACTTTCCTGCCCTCGGCACGGCTGCGGCAAAGAATGTGGGCGACTTTGCAGCGGCCAGTCACACGCATAACTACGCTGGTTCGTCCAGCGCAGGCGGTGCGGCAAACTCAGCCAACAAACTGAACACGAACGCGGGTTCCTCCACGCAGGGCGTATACTTCAAGGATGGTGTGCCGGTCGTTATGACCTACACGCTGGGTAAGAGCGTGCCTGCAGATGCAAAGTTCACGGACACCGACACCTGGCGCGGCGTGCAGGACAACCTGACCAGCACGGCCACCAATCAGAGTCTGAGCGCAAATCAGGGCAAGGTGCTGAAAGGCCTCCTGGACGGCAAGGCGGCGTCCAGCCATACCCATGACGACCGGTACTACACCGAAAGCGAGATGAACACCAAGCTGAATGGCAAGGCGAACGCAAGCCACACCCATGACGACCGGTACTACACCGAGAGCGAGATGAACACCAAACTCAACGGCAAAGCCAACAGTTCCCACACCCACAACT